ATACGATTATATGGAAGGCCCATATGCAACAAGTAGAACATATCCCCTCCTTGGTGAATCTTATAACCGCCGTAGATATTTAACTGCTTATAGTAAAGAGCAAGAAGTAGAATTTGGTACGGTCTATATTGACCGTGATGGGGCAACCCCTGATACCTATTCAGAAGGAGTCATTCTATCCTCTAGCTCAGCAACCCTTGGTGAATATGGTGAGGCTGAATATGAATTTAATATCACTAGCTCTGGAACATATGATGTGGCTGTTCGCATCTTATTTCCCTTTTGGGATAAGAATAGCATCAATATATCCCTTGATGGAGTAAGTAAAAACTTTACTGAAAATAGATTATGGTGGCCATATTGGCGGACTACCTGTTGGCTCTCATTAGCATCTAGTGTGTTTCTTTCAGCAGGTACGCATACTGTGAGCATAACTACTGGTGTTCCTGGGGTACTGTTTTATGGCTTTCGAGTCTGCTCTAATTTTAAAGAGCAACCCTCTGCTGGTGAGGCACAGTTTACTTTATCACCTAGAAATTTTAAGGATGTTAATGGTGTGATGGCTGAGCCAGATAGAGGGTTTAAATTAACTACAGAAGTTCTTCGAAGAAAACCAGATTCAGCACTTGTTTGGTATGAAGATTTTAGAGACCCTAATCCTCTCCTCCCTAGCTATTGGAAAACATTAAGCGGTAAGTGGAATGTATGGAAAAACCCTAATGATACTTCAAATAGACCTTATTCTCAGCTAGATGGTTATGGAGAGCTTGCATGGAATTACACTAACTTCTCTGATATTCATCTAAGAGCTAGAATCGCTTTTACTGAAGAAACTAGTGGTAGAGCAGGGATATTTTGTGGTGATGTTTTCTGCTGCTTAAATTATAACACCCAGCGAATCGAACTGTATAAAGGATCATCCCTACTTGGTAGTTATAATACTGAAATATCTAAAACTCCATCATCAGAACTTCGCTCTAACCCAAGGATGTATACCATTGAAATGAGGATACGAGGTAATAGAGTAAGAGTTTATTCAGGAGCAAGTAATATCCTCCGTTTCACAGCAAATCTTAGTGGTTTTACTGGAGGTTATGCTGGAGTTCGCTCTGATGGTCGAATTCTTTCTGAACTATTAAGAATGGGCGATTCATGGACTTATGAGCCATATGAAAGATTTGATGTCGTCTTTCCAGATGGGAGTAAAAGTGAGTATGGAAGACTTAATAGAACTGGTGTAACTTGGGATAATGAGTTTCAAGTTTTTACTGTTAATAGTGATGTAGAAGAATCTGCAACGAGAAGTGAAGACATTTCTATGGACTATGATTTTTTCCATTCAGAACTTTTACCTCTTAGCTGTGGAAATGATTATACCGTCAAGATTATTCCAAAGGATATCAATATTTGGTTATCAAGACTTTTCCTTGGTGATGCTGATGGCTTTTCTATTCTCTATTATCAAGATGTAGATAGTCTTGTTCACTGGTCAAACGAAGCTGCTTATAGGTGGAAGCTTAGAGGAATTGCTATCTGGTCTTTAGGTCAAGAAGATATGAGGATTTGGGAGGCACTCCCTAAACAAATATAACAATAAATATCTATTTAGGAGTATTTGCAAGGTCTGCAGATGCTCTTTTTTTATGTGCAAAATTATTTTTAGGAGGTCGTATGTATGAAGGAAATTTGGAACTGGGTACAAGTTGCTCTCACAGCCCTCGGTGGCTTTTTAGGCTGGTTTCTCGGAGGTTTTGATGGGTTTTTATATGCTTTAGTTGCTTTGATGGTGGCTGATTATATCACTGGGGTTATGTGTGCCATTGTAGATAAAACTCTATCCAGCGAAGTTGGATTTAGAGGGATATTTAAGAAGGTGCTCATCTTTGTTTTAGTTGGGATTGGCCATATCATCGATACAAACCTTATCGGGGACGGAAATGTGCTTAGGACTGCTATTATCTTTTTCTACTGCTCTAATGAGGGAGTTTCCATGCTTGAAAATGCGTCAAGACTTGGACTTCCAATACCAGAGAAATTAAAAGATGTCTTAGCTCAGCTACACAATAAAGGGGGAAAAAATTAATGAATTTAAGAAAACTTATTTTTACTAATAATGCTTGTTATAAGGCTGGAAGAAAGATTAAGCCTAAAGGAATTATGGTTCATTCTACTGGTGCAAACAATCCTAATCTTAGAAGGTATGTGGGGCCAGATGATGGACTCCTTGGTAAAAATCAATATAACAATCACTGGAATCAAGATAGACCAGATGGCAGGCAAGTCTGCGTTCATGCTTTTATTGGCAAGCTTAAGGATGGGTCTATTGCCACTTATCAAACCCTGCCTTGGGATCATAGAGGATGGCATGCAGGTGGTGATGCTAACAATACGCATATAGGTTTTGAAATCTGTGAAGATAATCATACTGATGCTACCTACTTTAATAAGGTTTATAAAGAAGCTGTCGAACTATGTGTGCATCTTTGCAAGCTCTATAATCTTACTGAAAAAGATATCATTGGACACTATGAAGGACATCAAAAAGGAATAGCCAGTAACCACAGCGACCCTAGAAATTGGTTTCCAAAGCACGGTAAAAGTATGGATACTTTTAGGGCAGATGTTAAAGCAACATTACGTTGCAAAAATGATTCAAAAAAGACACCTGCATCTCCCCCATCATCCTCCCCTACTAAACTATATAGAGTTCAAGTAGGAGCATATGCTGTTAAAGCTAATGCTGATGCTATGTTGAAAAAGGTTAAGGCTGCAGGTTTTACTGATGCCTTTATAAAAACTGAATAATTAAATTTTTTTACTACGGATTTTCCCCCTCACTGTCCTTTAGATAGTGAGGGGTTTTTCTTTTGCCTCTCATAGGGAGGTAAATCCATGAATGAATTACAAAAAGAAAAGATTATAGAATTTAGACAACTAGGACTCAGTTATTCAAAAATTGCTGATGCTCTTGGCATCTCAATAAATACAATTAAGTCTTTTTGTAGAAGAAACAATCTAGGCGGTTACGTTGGAAAAGGGAATAAAAAGATTGACCTTACCTTTTGCAAAAACTGTGGGAAAGAACTGAAACAAGTTCTAGGTAAGAAACCTTTGAAATTCTGTAGTGATATATGCCGTGTTAAGTGGTGGAATGCCCACCCTGAGATGGTAAATAAGAAAGCCATTTATTCTTTCTCCTGTGCAAATTGTGGTAAGCCCTTCACTGCCTACGGTAATTCTAAAAGAAAGTATTGCTGCCATTCCTGTTATATCAGCCACCGTTTTGGAGGTGATATGCATAAGTGAGGAAATGTTTCAAACAGAAAAAGATTATGGGATCACTATGGCTATTGCCAAATCTATGCTTGAAAAAGGACTAATCACAGTTTGTGAATATGACCAATTTAAAGATGAAATGCTTAAAAAATATCAACCTAAATTAGCTCCTTTAATTGCTATATTACCTTGACTTAACTGGCTTTGTAAGTGATGTATAGTAAGGAAAGGAAGTGATTAAATGAAGAAAGTTAGGAAGATAGAGCCTTCTCTACCTATCCTACCAAAAAGAAAAAAGGTAGCTGCCTATGCTAGGGTCTCAGAAGAAAAAGGTCGTACCTTCCATTCTATGTCTGCTCAGATAAGTCATTACAGTTCCTTCATCCAAAAAAACAAGGAATGGATATATGCAGGTGTTTATGCAGATGAAGGTATTACTGGAACAACAGACAATCGTACTGAGTTTCAAAGAATGATTGAGGACTGTGAAAAAGGTAAAATAGACATCATTCTAACTAAATCAATTTCAAGGTTTGCTCGTAACACTATAGATTTACTGGAAACAGTAAGGTATCTAAAAGAGCTTGGAATTGAGGTTCGCTTTGAAAGTGAAAATATTAATTCACTAAGTGATGATGGAGAGCTTATGCTCACCCTTCTAGGCTCGTTTGCACAAGAAGAAAGTCGCTCTATTAGTGAAAATGTTAAATGGGGTATTCGTAAAGGCTTCCAAAAAGGAATAGTAAATTCCTTCTGTATCTACGGATACCGATGGGATGGTGAAAAGTTTAATATTGTCCCAGAAGAAGCTGAAGTTATAAGACTTATTTATGACAATTTCCTCAAGGGCTACTCAGCTGAACATACAGAAAAGCAACTTAAAGAGATGGGAATTAAATCTTATACAGGTGGGCACTTTTCAAACACCTCCATAAGAGCCATCTTAAGACAGGAAAAATATACGGGAAATTCACTGCTACAAAAAACTTATATTGAAGACCATATCACTAAGAAAACAAAGATAAACCGTGGAGAACTTCCCATGTATTATGCTGAGAATACTCATCCTGTTATTATTGAAAAGGAAATATTTGATAAGGTTCAAGCTGAGGTTGCAAAAAGACGTGAACTAGGAGTCTTTGCTAACAAGGCTATAAAGACCACTTGCTTCACTAGCAAAATTAAATGTGACATTTGTGGAAAGAGCTATAGGCGAAGTGGAAAAAGGCAAAGAAAAAATGCTAAAGAGGTCTACTATATTTGGACCTGCAGGACAAAAAGTGAAAAGGGCATCGCTCACTGCCATCCTAAAGATGTACCAGAAAAAATGCTTAAAAAATATCTCGCTATAGCCCTTAGTTTAGAAGAATTTGATGAAGAAACATTCACTGAAGATGTAGAAAAAGTTGTGGTCAAAGGGCAAGATGAACTAATCATTCATTTCTATGATGGGCAGATTATAACTCAAAAATGGCAATCAACAGCAAGAATTGATTGCTGGACAGATGATAGGCGTGAGTCTTGGGCTGAGTACCAAATAGGTAATAAACATGCTACTGGAAACAAAGGTAGGTGGTTAAAAGATGAGAAAAACAAATAGAAATGTAACAACCATTCCTGCTACCATTAGCAGATTTACCTCCTCCCCTATTAATGAGATGAAAAAGCGAAGAACTGCTGCCTATGCTCGTGTTTCAACGGATAGTGAGGAACAAGTTTCTAGTTATGAGGCACAGGTTGATTATTACACTAATTACATTAAAAGCCGAGATGATTGGGAATTTGTAGATATCTATACTGATGATGGCATTTCTGCTACCAATACTAAGCACCGTGAAGGCTTTAGACGAATGATTGCTGATGCCCTCGATGGCAAGATAGATTTAATTATTACAAAATCAGTCAGTAGGTTTGCTAGAAACACAGTAGATAGCCTTACAACAGTTAGACAGCTTAAGGAAAAAGGAATTGAAATATACTTTGAAAAAGAAAATATCTGGACACTAGATTCTAAAGGTGAATTATTAATTACTATCATGTCCTCCCTTGCTCAAGAAGAAAGCCGTAGCATCTCAGAGAATGTTACCTGGGGACAAAGAAAGAGATTTGCAGATGGCAAAGTTTGTGTTCCTTTTAGAAGGTTCTTAG